GTCCTTACTAATACACCCCGCCTCTCACAAGGGGCATATTTTCATTTCTCTAATCACCGCAGCACAAACTCACGGTGTTCGCCTGAGCGTCCAACGTTCCTGGGGATGCACTGCTGTTTCGCGTAAGTTTAAACGCGCGGATGTTGTCAATCATTCGACTGATTTGACTACCGTCGCCGGGGGGCAACGACAATTCGAGAGGAGCCAGCTCTCTCAAAACACCCTCGTCCTTGATCTTTAGGATAAAACTACGTACATAACAGGCCGGGATTACAACCGGGGCGGCCTTTCTTTTCTGATTTCGGATAGAGTTGAAAGATCTTGCAGCAGGTATGACGCCAGGTTTATACTTGGGTTTCTTTACAGATCCCCTAGCAACCCCCAGCTCCCTCACTCTTTCGATCTCACATCTCATTGACTCGTGTTCCTCTTCCCTACTCATTTCGTAATTTTCTGGGCGCAACTCCATACTAATCACTCCACTTTCGGGCTTCCTTGGACACGTGGGCAAACTGGTGATTGCTGCTCGTATTTTCTTGTCTTTACGACAAACAGCAACCAAGGACAGTGGTATTTCGGTGAGATGCTTATCTGACTGCTTGGCCAGAGTTCGCAAATTGCGCCGAACTACCTTGCGGAACGTCCTTCCATCAGACGTAGCCTGGGCCGCGAAACCCAGTACGTCTTCAACACCAGCATCCATCCACAGAGAAGAAGCATTGAATTTCCGTAGTCTGTGACCATCCTGGAAATATGTCGAATTAATTTCTCCATCGCGTTCAGAGACCATGGTTTTCTCTTCGTTGACGACGAGGCCGACTTTACTTCCCTGGATGACCACTTCACCCCGGAGATCAGTATTAGTTCGTGGTTCGCGAGTTAAAAGATCATCGCCGTTAACCAAGAGACGATGTCCGGACCACTCTCTAAAACTAATCTCCTTCCTTTCAAGCATAGCGGTAAGTGCCATGTCAACCACGGTCTTGTTGATCACGCACAAAAGAGGAAAAGACATTACGGAGCCCATGGGCTGCCCCGAAAATGTCTCCTTACCATCAATAGTCAGATTCGATAGCACTCTGAGCGCTTCGATCTCATCTGATTCAAGATGGTCCGCCTGCTCTTCCAAAACACTCACTGCCGCCTTCACGTATTCTCTCTTAATATTGTCCGTAGCGGAAGAATAGTCAAAGCTCAAAAAGGCGGCGCCGTTGAGGTTTGAAACGTGCTGATCGGTAGGTTCTCCGATCAACAGCCACCCTCGCCTTTTCAGCGTGTCATATAATGAGTAATGTAATGGAGCGAGTACTCTTGTGTTTTCGGCCGAGTAGAGAGTCACCACTCTCGGTTTGCCCGAAGAGAACACAAGCTCGTAGCGACAAGCATCGCTAAATTCTTCCACATTCCAGTTACCTCCGTCCTTCCTGGTAAAACGCCGGGTAGCGTTTCCATTCGGTATAAACGGAGCACGTCGTCGGTCCCATCCCTTCTCAACATTCAATCTCAACGCACGTTTGAAGCGTTCTAGATGATCGAAGTCAACAGCAACTGGGTGGAACCTAGCTTCTTTCCATTGGTCAAGCTTCCCCAAGAAGCGGGGTTCACATCCTTTGCAACACGATTTCTCGAGTTTCTGGATTGTGCGGAAACTTAATTCGTCGATAGGGCTCATCTGATCGACGAAACATTGTCTTACGGCTGGCCGTAGCCCTCCGCATATTACCTGCTGGGGGATTTCTTTCGCTGAACGAGTCATCCCCAACTCCTCGTAAAATTTTACTAATGTTTTCGCACGGGCGCGTAGCCGCCCGCTGAGAGAACACTCATCATCACCCTCATCGTGAAGCACCGCATACGGGTTAGCTTTGAGGGCCTTATGAGTTTTCTCATCATCAGCAGAGGGTTTTACGATATCCTCCAAAACGTAACTTTCATTTAATTTGTTCTTGATGGCAGCTGAATACTGCATGTCGGTGCGTTTTACTTCCTCGACGTGAGAAGAGATGGACCACTGGACTTCCGGTTCTTTAAGGGAACAGGCTCCCACCCCCGCAGGGCCCACCAGTGGAGAGTCAAGATAAGGATCGAAACGCAGATCCGTAAAGGGACTGTCAGTCCCATCTCCCGACCCTCCGGAGCCCCTTGGAGCCTCGTCAAACGCGAGGTTATCTCCACGGGGGCGCCGGGGTGAAACAAAGCCCTCCGGTGGTCCGTAAAGCATGGCGTCGTTCTTTGTTTTATACTCGTTGCGTGCCATAATTGTCGTGTCGAGTTTGGTACCGCTTCGATTCAAGTTTCGTTTAACCTGGACATTAGCGCTCCGGTAGCGCGGTTCAGGCCTGTTTTCTGGTTTTTCATTTTCGCTTTCGCTCCCAGATATACCGCAGGTCGGTATGGTTGATTCACGCCGTTTTCGGCAATAATGTTCCACAACCTCATCCTCGCAAGCCTTCTGATCCTCTGTCCGTAGACCACCCATTAATGGGCCAGTGTCACCCGCAGGGAACTGATTGTATCAAAACGCCATTGAAGATTTGGTCGCAGAGCATACTGCGTCAACAAACGGTATAGGGCAACCTGTACCCCGATCGACTTTGGCCGTGTTTACCGCATTCGGAAATACGTTCACACGAG